GGAAATATTGGGACGCTTGTCAACATGGAGCTAATATGCGGTTAGCTTCATATTTGGCTATGAAAGATTTTCTAACACAATCAGGATTATATAATTTTAAATGGTCAGATGATTGGCCAACTATGTTAGAATTATTTAAAGAATTATGTAATAAGATGTCTTCAGCAGTCTTTAAGTTTCCGAATGGTCAAATTTATGTTTTAGATCAGCTACTTTCAGGTGAAAACATGACAGCGATCTTTAATTCAGTTAGTAATAAATCACTAAATGAACTTTTTCTAGAGGAAATCACAGGTTTATTTGATATAATGCGACAGGATTATTTAAAAATTCTAGGTGATGATATTTTTACGCATATGATGTGTGTTCGTGAATTGTCCTTTGAGGAATATTCTGAAATATACAAAAAATGGGAAAATACTTATTCTGCTAATGGTTTCGTTTTAAATAAACTAAAATCAATTTTTAGAAAACACTTTATAGAATATTTAAAAGTAATATCAGTGTATGGTTTTAATGTACCTCGTCTAACAGGAATACAATTATTAGCAGCTGAAAATTACACTGGTGCGATGTCAGCAGTAGATAAACTAATTGGTACTAGAGATAAATTTAATTTGTGGGTTAGTCGGGGTGGTTCAGATAAATACTGTTTTAGATTACTTTTAGCAATTTATTTAATCAGTGGAAGGGTTAAAGGGGAAGGTAGTGGAAATTTTGTTGATTTACCATTATACGGCCTATTTACACCGAAACGTTTTAAAGGAGTTGGTTGTTTGATTAACAGTTGTATCGGAGCTAATGTTGATATCCTGGCTAATGCTTATTCTGACGGAGTTAGATATAAAATTAATGCCTGTATACATTTGTTTAAAAATATAAAATCAAATAGAATGAATTTAGCGAAAGCAACGATGAACCAAAATAAATTTTATTTATTCAACGTCGAGGGTATGTTATTAAATAAAGGTAAAATAGTGTCCTCTTTTTTAGCGAGAGAAAGATTAAAGAAAAGTCTTCCAAAAAATCTTATTCCAAATGTCTCATATATAGATATACCACGAGAGCAAGTTTTACAAGTAATCATGGGTAATAAAGCAATTATGCAACTAGATATGAAAGATAAAGCATATGCGGTATCTATGTTACAAGCGAAAACTACAGATAACATCGTGCCAGATTATTTGTCGAAAGAGTTTGGAAAGATATGGGGGCCTTTAGAATTTACTTTAATCACAGACTCACTCCCTTTATATAAATATCAGCCCATTGTGGGTTTGGATGATGTGGTAAATAGAATTTATAGCGCTATGGGAATATTAAACCGGAAAAATAGTCAAAGGTTAAAAGTCACTATTGCTTTACAAAGATTATTCAGTGAGAGTGGTGTTGGTGCTACAGTAAATGCTGAAAAAGTATTAACATTACTTTCTAATCCACTAATTTTAAATAATGATCAAAATCTTGTAGATATCCTAGTTAATTACGGGGTGGATGAGATTCGAGCTGAAGGTTTTATTTCCAGCTTTTTTACAACAATTGCTACATATGATTTTTTAACTTTGGGATCTTCACTTTCTTTTAATGACCCTATATGTAGAGAATGTTCTTTATCTTTAGAAACGATTTCTAATTTGGTAATCGACAATTTTCTTATGTTAGACGAACGTTTAAAACGGATTTATAGAATTATAGGTTGTGGTATTTCTATATTCTATGCCATTTCAACGTTAGGAAAACCATGTAAGGTACAATTATATATAAGTGTTGATAACCAATTAAGATTAAATAGTAACATCATGAATAGACTGTGAGGTATATGTTTTATACAAGACTAGTTTGAAC